CTGGCGCTCATGGCCTTGTGGGTGGTCATGAACCGGCCGCACAGGTTGACGGTCTCCTTGTTCAGCGCCACCTTGGCCTGGCAGGCGGAGACCTCCGCCACCTTCTCCCCGTCGATCCACAGCTCGCCCCAGGTGCCCGAAATGACCCGCCTGGCGCTGTCAATGGTTCTTGCCATGTCTATCCCTCCTTACAGGTTGTCCACGGAGAGCTGGAAGTCCTCCATGGCGTCGACGAAGCGGCCGCCCACCCGGACAAAGACCCAGCTCCCGGTCTGATACTCCTTGATTTCCTGCGCGGTCATATCCGCCGTCTCAATGCCCTGGGAGCGCATCCACTTTTCTTGAGCCTCCAAGTCGATCTCCGCCCAGCTCTCCCCGGAGGAGAGCACCCCCTGGCCCTCCAGCTCGGCCAGGAAGGTCTGAATGGCGGTCACCAGCACGCACTTGTTATCGTAGGTGTTGGCGTACCGACCCACATACTGGTCCTGGATGGTGGTGCGCAGATAGTAGGTGAGGAGGTCCATCCCCTCCACAATCTTGATCTTGCGCCAGTCCGCTTTCCCCGTGGCGGGGATGGTGGTCAGGGAGTTGACGCCCCGGGCGATCTTGGCCTTGACACCGTCGTGGATCAGGATGAGCTTGCCCGCTTTGATGGCCGCCTCCTGTTCCTGTGTGGAGCGGGGCGTCACGGCGGTCAGCTCCGTCAGGGGGGCGTAGGTGGCCGACATGCCCGCGGGGATGCCCGCCAGCACACCCGCGATCCGGCTGGCGTACTGCCCGGCGGTGTAGGTGGCCTCCCCCTCCGCAATGGCCCCGTTGGTCTCAGCGAAGTCGATGATCCCCATGTCGTCCGGGGCCTTGGCGGCGTTGGGCTCCACCAGCTTCTCGGTGAAGTAGGCCGCCCTCCGGTCCTTGACCCACTTCTCCAGCGCCTTCAGCTCGGCGGCCGTCGCGTCGGGCGGCCCGGCCAGGTAGTCCAGCGTCAGCCCCTCAATGCTCTTGAGACCCGCCTCCAGGGCGGTGGTATCCTCCGTACCCGTGGCGATGACCACTACCACCACCTTGCTGGGGCCACCCCGGTCGCTGCCGGTGAACGCCCTCCTGATGTAATTCTGGTTTTCCTGCCCCAGCTCAGTAGGAATCAGCGCCGCGCTGGAAAGCTGGTGGACGCCCTGGGCCTTGGCATCCCGTACAAACACGCCCACATAGCCCTTCTTGCTCCGGTTGGCCGCCTGCTGGGCGGCCGCCTGGAAGGTAATCGTCAGGCTGGGCAGCCCGATTGTCGTCGCCATCGTATCATCCTCTCTTGCGTCAAAGCGCAGTTCGTTTGATTGCAAAATGCTCCATCTTGGGGGTGTCCGCCGCCTCCGGGTCCTGATAGCCCGGCCGGGCATCCACCCACTGGAATACGGCGCTCACCTCGGCAAAGTCCGGGTTCCCAAGTCCACGGTTTGCCTGCACCGTCAGGGCCCGGTCCTCCACCTGGAAAAAACCTTGGGCAAACAGGCCCATCACTGTGTCCTGCCGCTGGTTCAGCGCCTTCCGGCTGCTGTCATGGTAGGCGTCCGCCTCCACATAGCAGGTGACCAGAAGGGTCACGCTGCGGCGTACCAGTCCGATGTTGACATCGGATTGCTCCGCCTTCTGGCACTCCAGGGTAAAGGAGGGCCGCCGGAAGTCCTTGGGAAGCTCGTCATAGTAGACCGGCTCTCCCGGATAGAGGCGCTTCAGCG